CTTAAGTGATAATGGACAACCACACCGCCGACCGGCTCAATTGTCGGGTAAGGTGGATGGTGAGTTTATATACGACAAAGCTCGTATGAAGAATCTTAAGGTGACGAACTCGAAAATAGACATGAAAGGCTTGGCATTTGCTAAGTTCGCTGTAAAGAAGTTGATATCGAGGGTGACCAACAGTAAATTAAAACCTTTGTCCGAACAGGAATTAGTAGAGGGTATGCAGAATGAGGATGGCGTCTTGACGAGAGTGAATCCTGATTCATCAGCAGGGATTAAATTTAAAGGACTTACAAAGGATTGGGTTGATTTTAAAAATAAGAAAGTGCACCCTGATGTGTTGCGTGAGATGGACAAGATTGAGCGGGAAGCGCGTTTGAAGAAGAAGAACATTAGAACAGGAGTTTTTAAGGATTGTTTGAAGGATGAGTTGAGGAATACAGAGAAGGCCAATAAACCTAGATTGTTTGCGGCGGGATCAATAGAATTTACATTGTTGATTCGGAAGTGGCTTGGCAGACTACAGGCGCTGTTCATGAAATTTCGACATATTCTTCCAATTCAGATTGGTATAAATGCAACAAGTAAGGAGTGGCATGCTTTGTGGTCACGATTAGCGATGTTTAATTATCATTTCGATGGAGATTACGCATCATGGGACGGTGGTATGTTACGAGAATTTCAGGAGGAATTGAATGAAGCTATGTCTGATTTTTCGGAAGAACCGAACCTTGTTCTTACTTTATTATCGTATTTATGTGAGACTGTGCACGTCGGAAAGGATATGACCTATGTAACAACTCATTCAGTACCAAGTGGACATGCACTTACAGCTCTGTACAATTCGTTAATCAACTATATGTATATAGCATATGCTTGGTATATTTTGGTTGGTCAATATATGGAGGGAGATTCTGAAGAGTTATATGCGGCATTTGATAGAGATATTTTCTCGCCTATATATGGGGATGATAATGTGATTGGTGTCGCAGAATCGATAAAAGAGAAATTTAATGCTTTGACATTCACCATGGTGATGAACGATTTGGGTCTTGGATATACATCGGCGAGTAAAAAAGAACACGATAGGCCGTTTGTGAGGTTGGGTGATATAACTTTTTTGAAAAGGGGTTTTTCTGCTCATCGAACTCTTCAAATGGTCACAGGGCCATTGGATTTGAAAACTATATTGGGGATGATCCCCTTTGTTGGAGATGCGTCCAGGGATAATGAGATAACTAGACAGAAGATGGACAATATCCAACGGGAGCTATTTCTTCACCCTCCCACCGTGTACCAGCATTATTGGCCGAAGTTTTGTGCGGTTTATAAGAACACGTTTGAACACGATTATCCAGAACGATCCTTAATTGATCTGCAATCGTTATATTTTGAAGGGTGTCTCCGAAGTGACTTGTTTGAATTATTCGCTGAGGGGGAATGCTTTCGCCGTCGTAATAGATCTAAGGTGAAACGCGAGCAACGATTGCTTAGGATGCATTCAAATTATGGTGAAGCACACACCGATATGTAAAGTGCCGTCTTTGCGAGACGATATGTTCGCACTGGTGGTTCAGTTATCAACTCTTCTGACCTTGGCAAGTTGGATAGTATCCAGAGCCCATCATGTGATGTAGTGTAACTCGCACGTTAAATTGAGTCGTCGATGTAGGACGTGAAATCGCACCGGTGGTTCGGTTACCAACCCTTCTGACCTTGGCAAGTTGGATAGTATCAGTGCCCGTCTTTAGTGACGTCCCCCCGAGCTGTCGTGAGACAACAATGAGATGTGAAGGCCATCTCATAGGGGGCACTTGAATAGTGTAATCCTTTATTGGATATGTGGTGTACATATCCTCTTAAGACTAGATCTGACAGAATCTCAAAGTTTGTACATAGTGTATAGCGTGCTTGTAAATAAATGGCGTGATAGCTGGTGGGTCTATAAATACACCAGCTAATTGTCTGATAAAGGGGGGAAGACCATTAGTTTGGCTTCCTCCCGCTTTTGGAAAGAATCTCATAG